ACCCGAGCCGGTGCCCCCCGCGGTCAGCGCCGCGCCATAGCCGCCGCCCCCACCGCCGCCGAGCATAATGACCGTGAACGTCGTTGAAGTGGATTTCGGCGCCCAACTGCCGGAACTCGTGAATTTGGTGAAGGTCGGTTTGGTCCACGCGCCGCCTGTCAGAAGCTGCGCCGGAGCCTGCGCCGCCGGCGTAAGAGCCAACGAAAGCGCAACGGCAACGCCGAAAATGACGCGCTTCATGTCATTGCACCTGCGCGCTGAAGACCGCGGTCGCGGATGAGGTCTTGGTGAAACATCCGGTGGATGAGAAGGCGACGGAAATGCCCGTCGAGAGCGTCAACGGCGTGGTCCACGACACGCCCATCGAAGTGGCTGACGGCACCGCCAAGCAATAGGCCGGAGTCACCGCGCCGTCCGCCGGCGCCGCAGTCGCGTTGAACAACATGAGGTAGCCACTCGTCGTCGTCGTCGTGACGCTCAGACTGTAAAGATTACCGGCAGAGGATTTGAGCACATGCGTGCCCTCCACGGCCGTGGAGGAGACCGGCGCGACGGGCGAGGGCACGGCCGTCACGCTGCCGATCGTGTTGGTGCCCGCCGGCAACGCCGGCAGCGATGTTACGGCTACCGGGGGCGCCACTGCGCTGCCTTGCTGCCACGGCACATACGCAGATCCGGCGGAATTGAGGATATAGGGCGCATGGGGAGGCGGCCCAGGAACACTCGGAATCACGGGTTGGGCGAACGCGCCGGACACGCTGAGCGTCGCCAGTATCCCAATCATCAATGGCCAGCGCACGCAGATCTCCATCCATCTTTGGAGATCCGATTTTGCCCTGGCGGCCGTCGGTGTTTCAGATGGACATGTGACAGTGGGAGCGCTCCTGGCTCACCATGTCACAGCATCGACTTCCCCAGGCGTTGTCGCGGCCGCAACGCGCGCAAGCGCCGCGGCGAGCCTTGTCTGGCTCATCTGCACAGCGGCATGGGCGTCCATCAGCACCTGTTTGATTTGCGGCGGCGCGTGCTCTCGCAAGGCCCAGACACGGTTCTGATCCGCACACCACAGGTTGGCCGTCATCCCAACAAGCGCGGCGGTGAGCAGGTTGATCTGGTCGGTCATGCTGGCGGGATAGATGTGGGGAAGCCCCAACGCCGAAGAGCTGAAGCCTCCGGTGATCCCCTTTGCACACTGCCTGCGCAACGCCATCCCGTGATCGGATTTCGCCTCATCCAAGGTCGGGCCATCCGCGACGATCTTGCCATCGACCAGGCGCATCGGCGTGCCGTGCCGGAATTTCCTCGCTTCCTCCTGGCAAATCTGCACCGTTCCACTCGTGCGCGCGAGGTGGGTGGCGGCCACCGAAACATGGCAGCTGCTCAACCCGAGGATGCGTCCATCCTCGCGCACCGTGGCGATGTAGGCCGTTGTCATCGGTTGAGGACCGTCGCGGCCAAATAGCCCAGCACGCGCGTGTCTCCGTCGGGTCCTTCAGCTTCCAACGTGTATGTGAAGGTTCCCGTGGAGGGCAGCACGTCTTGAATGCTCCCGCTCACGTTGCCGGCATCGAGCCCGCTGATCAGGACCGTTCCGTCACTTCGGATGATGCGCAATGTGGCTGTCATCTCTCGCCCCTTCCTTACCCGCCGCTTGAACCGGAGCCGCTCTCAGCGCCCCCACCGCCACCCGAGCCCGATATGGTCGGCACGCCCCCTCCATATCCGCTGTCAATCGTCGCGACCGCAGAGGTGATCGACTGATAGTTCAACAAGACGTTCGCACCCTTTGTGCCCGCAATCGTGACGGCGGCCATGGCAGTCCAGGACGAGCCGATGGTGATCGAACCCGTCTCGGTATCGACGGCGGCGCCACTCACAGCGCCGACCTGAAGGCTGGCGGTGGCCACCGCGCTGGTCCCCACATCGGCCGCAACGATCTGTGCGCTCGTGCCCGTGACAGGTCCAGCGAGGCTGCTCACCCCTCCCGTGAGCGTCACAGCAGCCACCCAATACCAGGCCACCGCACCCGGCGTGAGAGTGGCGGCATCCGCATCCGTCCAGGCGGTGGCCGCGGTGGTGGCCAAGGGCGCCACGGCCCCCGCGCCGCTTATGACCGGCGCGGAAGGCTCCGCCGCGCCGATTTTCCGCCAGATGGCGTAGTGATCAACATCCTGCTCAGGGGCGGCCTGCCAGCTCAGCGCATTCGACCGGTTGCCGGGAACCACCGACAGCGCTGTGGGCGCACCTGGCGCGATGGCCGCCACGGTGATCGCATAGGCCGTCACCTCATCGAGCGTCGGCTGCCCGCCGCCATACAGGTTGAACGGGAGCAGCTTGAAGAACAGCGTGCTGCCAATCCGGTCCGTCGTAAGCCCAAAGCGAAAGACGGAGCCGCCAATGAGCCGCACAAAGGCCGCGCCGGCCGCGGCCGCTTGTGGCGTGGTGTCGAACATCCCGCGGCGCAGATAGGTCAGGGCGTAGGTCTCTCCGGAGCCGAGAGTCGCCGTCTCGTAGGCCAAATACTCTCCCTGCGTACCGGATACACCCACCCAGCACAGTGTATTGCCCGCTTGCGCATCCGCTGCCGTGCCGCTCAGCAGCTGCTGACCGGAGGCCGTCATGTCCACCGCGAGGGTGTGACTGGTGTCGATCGTCATGCCCGTGCCCGCCGGCGTCACCGCGGCCAGCGCGGCCGTCAGTGTTCCCATACGCGCATTCGCGCCTTGTCGGCCGACAAGCCGATATGTGGTGTCGTCGGTCGAAACCCACACATCGAAACCGCCGAACTGCGCGGGGCCAGAGCCGGCGATCCAGATCTCGAAGCCGCCCGAGACCGCGTAGGTGGGTTGCCACAGCGTGTAGGTCCACGGCGTGGCCGGGGCGTCGGAATAGGCGGCGAGGTAGCCCAGCGGCGTCTGCATCGCGTAGGCCGGCGCATGTCCGGTGCCCTCCAGGTATTCCTCAGCCTGGATGGTGAGCGAGTTGTCGTCGTTCTCGGTGATTTCAGTGATGCGGACCCATTGCTGGTCCAACCCAAGGGCGGCATCGCTGATGGCGACGATGTCCATCGGGTCCAAGACGATGTACTCGGGTCCCAAGGTGAACGCATAGGTGTTGACCACCTGCGCTCGCCCCATGGTGAGCTGTGCGGACACGTTGGCCGGCCCCGCCAGCGTGAAGAAGTGCAGCTGCTTCCGATCGGCGGGGCGAAGACCATGCAGCGCAACGCCGGCATCGTCCGAGACGGTGACGACGCCAGGATTGTAGTTGTTGGTCCTGTCGAGGAACTCGACGCTCCACTGGTTCGGCTGATCGTTCGGCGAAAGCTGTGTGCACGCGATCGGCCCATCGACCGAACTGCCGGCCGTGGAGTTGTTGTTGGAACCGTTGAGCTTCTTGAAGTCGGTGTCGGTCAGGGCGAACAATGGCTCGGAAGGAGGCGTATAGGTGGCACCATTCGCGGCGAGCGCCGTGTCGCCGTAAGGCACCACCGTGAGCTTGCCGCCTGACCACACGCACTCGCTGTTGGTGGCGGCCATCAGATCTTCCAGGAACTGCCGCCCTTCCGCCTGGGTGCTCAGCACCGGCGAGACCACGAGACCGGCGGCCAGGCAATACTCCGCGTAGGTCGTCAGATCTCCAAGATATTCAGGCGGGAACCCCGCACCGTAGTGCGGGTTGGTAAGATAGTCGGCCACCACTGTGGCCGGATTGGCATCCGGGCCGATGCCCATTGGGTCAACGCTGAACTGCCACTCGAACGTCCAGGCCGGCAAATCGGGCGACGAGCCGATCGACGCCTTGGCCGCCGCGACATAGGCGAGCCCTCGGTAATTCAGTGCTTCCGACTCCCAGGGCATCAGCCGCTCCCTGCGCCGCCTTCGGGGCCGCTGTTGATTTCCGTCCAGCTGTCGATCGGCGCGGGCGCGGCGCCGGCGTCACCCGCTCCCGCCATGTAGCTCCACACACCCTGATCATATCGGCCCGAAAACGCCGTGAAGCCGTAGTCGCTCAATTTGCCGGTGTTCTCATTCGTCCACATCAACCCCGTTGCGCCGTTCGTGGGTCCCTCGCAGATCGCGATGATCACCGAGGCGGAATAGCTGAGGTTTCCGCCGCCCTTGCCGGAGCCGCCGCCCTTGCCGCCCGCGCCGCCGCCGCTCTGGCTGAAATCATTGTACCAGATCAGGTTCCCGGCGATGCGGTTGGTGCCCCACCCTATCGGCCGAGGCAGGCCCGCCACGCTGGTCTGCACGCGCAGCTGGGTGGCAGGCTGCGTGCCGGCATTCTGCTTGCCGCCCATCCCCAGAAAATTCATGGCCTCCCCCACAGCGAGAAGAACTTCTTCGGCCGCGGCGCCAACATGCCCTGTTCTCCATCATCCAGGTGCACGCACTCCGCTTTGAAGCTGGCGTGACAGATGCGCGGCCAGCCAGGTGCCATCACGATCGCTGCGTGGCTGTAGACATGGCCGAACTTGAACATCACGAGATCGCCGGGCAGCACCTGGTCCATCGGGATTTCCCGCGCGCGTTCCCCCACCAGACCGGCATACATCTCGGTCTTGCGATGCAGATGCCAGTCTCCAGGGTATTGCGGCATAGGCACCGGTTCGATGAGGCCGGCCCGCCGATACACCTCGGCGATGAGAGTCGCGCAGTCCACTCCGCCGGGATCGACGCGCACACCACCTTCCCACCGCGCCTTCACCGCTTGGCGTGTATGAAATCGCGTCCCGACCCAGGAGCGTGCCTCCCGCAAAACGGTCTCCCGCTCGATGCGTTCGCGGGCGTCCATCAGACCGCCAACTCCGGTGAGGGGATATACGGTTCGCCGCCGAAGTTGGCGCTGTTCCCGAAGGCCTGGCAGGTCGTCAGCTGCTTGTCGCACCCGGGCCACGCCGTCAGCGTGTCGCCCGCCGTAACAGGGAACGGCATCGGCGCCACCAGTTTCAGCTGCAGGGTCGAGCCGCTCGCGGTCATTGTGCGGATCGATCGGGTGTATCCTGCGTTGAGGCCACTGGTGAATGCCACGCGGCCGAGCGCATACGTCCCCGACCCCGCGGGGAGCGCTCCTTCCACCACCAGCTCGGACTTCGTGCTTCCGGCCGCCACGGTGAACGCCGTGGCGTACAGCGCGGCGTTGAGCGTGCAACCACCGTCGAACAGGACGTGCCCGCACCCGGCCTGGTAGAGGTTGCGCGGCATGTTGAGGTTCAACAGCTCAAGGTGGCTGTTCAACGAAATCATGGCTGAGGAACGGTCGAGATCCACGCTCGCCACGCGGCCGGTGAAGACGTTGAGCGTGCCCGTCGGCGTCAGCGCGACCGGCCGAGGAAATGTCGGCCACGCCGGCAGGAACGCTCGGTCCACCTCCACAACGGCACCGCGCAACACCTTCGCCTGGATGGCGTTCAACATCGGCACATTGCCGATCATGTCAGGGAACGGCGCACCCGTGATCAGGTCGAATGGCCGGGGGATCAGGCTGAATTGCCACGTATCAACGTCCGTCCCGACCTTTTGGTGCATGGTCGGCTTGCGGTCGGGGTGTTCAACGGCCGGCCCCCCGTGGACCCAGACATTGCCTTGCACGGTCCAATCGGTATCGCCCTTGGCGTAGCGCAGCACGCCGCCGCCAGCCAGGGTGATCGTGTAAAGGTCGCCCCACACAAAGCGCCGCGTGGCCAGCAGCGCCAGCAGAGCCCCGGTGCTGGCCTCCCATTTCGCGGTCTTCATCAGAGCTTCTCGGTGGTGAATTTGAGCGAGGACAGCGACCACATGCCACGCCCCAGCTCGGCGAAATCAATCTGATCGTCATCGAAGCGGCACAACCAGTTGAAGGTGCCAGACCAGGTCAACGCCGCGCCCGCAGCCGGTGGGGTGGCAAAGGTCACAAGGCCGCCCCCATTGACGCTGGCCGAGGCCGTGGCCCCATTCACGAGCAGGGCGGGCGTGCCTATCGGCTGGAACACCGGCATCGTGAAGCCGCCCTTCGCCCGGCACAGCTGGAACTGGGTTGTCACGCCGTCGCCCGTGCCGAAAGGTTGGGCCACTGCGAGGTAGTCATCGGGGTCGTTGAACTGCCAGGGCAGCGCGGCGCCTCCCACAGCATTGTAGAAGCCCGCCAATAGCTGAAACTCGGTGATGGTCGCCGTGTTGCGCAGCAGCTCGAACGGGATCTCGTAGGCGTATCGGGGATACGACCACGTCGCATACCGGGGTTCGCTGCCGTCGATGCTCGGAAACTTCAGCGTCTTCCAGGTGGGAGAGCGCGTTGCGAGCCCGATCGTCGCGGTCAGAGAGGGGAAAACCGGAAGTGTCATGCCGCCTTCGTCGCGTTCGGATCGAACTCTGTGGCGCCTTTGACGTCGGTGATGAATTCGAGCAACGCACGGTCGGGCCGCGCCCAGAAGCGGAACTCCTGCACCCTGCGATTGAGGAACGCATACCGCTCCTCCTCCAGGACAACAGCGTCGTTGCCGCTCGCCGTCGCGGCATCCACGGCATCAAGGATCTTCCAGATCTGCTCGATCTCGGCCGCGCCGGTCTGCCCAGGCTGCCCGGGATGCAGCAGCACGGTGCGGATGAGCATGGCGTAGGGAACGGGTTGCGCATCCCCCCCCTCGCTGATCGGCATGAAGGCGACGGTTTTCAGTGGGATCATGCGCATGTCAGGCCACTCCGACTTTTTTCCAGGAAGAGTTGAACAGGTAGAAATTGTTGTTCGCCGCATCGAAGTACATCGGCACATGGCCGGAGACGCTGCTGGGCGTGCCCGTTGGCGGCCCCGACGCGGCCGGGACGTAGATGAAGCCGTTCGTCATCGATGTGGTGCCGCCGGTGCCATAAATGTTCGCATTTGAATCGACGGTCAGAACCGGCGTGTTGCTGTTGCCATTGAACACATAGCCGACGTTGCTGCCCTGGTTGCCGGTGAAGGTCAGGTAGCCGGTCACGCCATATCGGCCGATGTCGTAGGTCAGCAACTCGCTGGTCGCCCCAGCGCCCAGGCGCAGCTGCACGGGCGTTGAGGAGCTGACTTCCAGAGCCTGCGCCGGGCTCGACACCCCGATCCCGACCGCCGCTTCGAATTGGAAGTTTTGGGCGGTGAAGGCCATCTGTGCGGTGCTCGATGCGCGCAGCAGGACCTGGGTGCTGGTGTTGGCGGAGACCGAGAAGATACGGTTGTCGGAGGTCGAATAGCTGACAGTGCTCGCGCCATAATTCGCGCTGTTGGACAGGATCAAAAGCTGCGCCGCATCCTGCCCCACCGTGGAAGACGAGTAGGTGGACTGCAACGTGATGCTCGACCCCGTCACGAGGCTGGTGTTGAGCGCGGAGGCGCCCACCGTCCCGTTGACCGTCAACAACTGGCTCGGTGACGTCGTGCCGATCCCCACATTCCCGCCGTAGGCGGCGAGATAGATGTTCTTTTTCGTGGTGTTGGCGTAGTTGGATGCCTCGACCGAAATACCGCCATGCGCATTGTCGGCATAGACCGAGAGCCGCGTCACGCCGTCTCCCAAATGCGTGCTCCCCAGCACGTCAAGGGTCGCGCTCGGCGTCGTCGTCCCGATGCCGACATTCCCGGTGAGATTGAAGATGACACTGTGGGCGCCCGTGCCGATCAACAGGTCGTCGGTGCCTGTCGATTGCAGCATATTGAGGTCGGACGTGCCCGCTTGGTTGCGCCAGGCGATGATCTGTTGCGCACCCAATCGCACCGTCGCCGCCGAATAGGTCGCGTCCTTGGTGTCGATCCCGTAGGTGTGGGTGCCCGCGTCGTAATAGGATGTTGTGGCGCTCGAATAGTCCTCGACGAGGGACTGCTTGACGGAGCCTGGATACGCGATGATGCCGCGGTTCCAGATGCTGCCGAGCAAGCCGATCGCGCCGGTCACATTGCTCCCGACCCCCGTGATCTGCATGCCGAACACGGCCGGCTGATAAATGCCGGCCGAATGCACGCCGTTGCCAAAGGCCGTGCCCGTGCCGTTTGCCAGGTCGAACTCGGCAATCTGCGTCTGCCCCCACACCGCCGCCCCGGATTGCAGATTGAGCACCGGGTTGAAGGCCCAGGCATTGCCGCTGTTCGAGCCGACATCGATTTCGACGTACAGCCCCACCTTGTTCGAGCTCAGATTGGCGGCGGACCCTTTGCCCGTGTTGCTGGTCATCCGCACCGCCATGCCGAACTCGGCATGCGCCACGCTGCCAGCCGTGGTCTCGGCACCCTGTGCGGTGGTTGCCAGCACCTCGGCAAGCGAAAGGATGGACGCCCCGCCGCCCTGAGCCGGATAGGCGGTTGAAAGGGTAGGATTGCCGGTAACAACCGTGCTGGTGGCGCTGAGGGAGGTGAATGCGCCCGTGTTGGCGGTCGTCTCACCGATGGCGTAGGGCGCGGCGAAAAGGTTCGCAATACCGGTCCCACCGACCGCGCCGTTCAGGCTGGCCGGACCGTTCACCGAGATACCGGCCGGCGTGTAGATGACGCCCGACCCCTTCGGGATCAAGTTGATGTTGATGTTCGTGTCGCTGCCTACGGCAAGCAGCTGGCCGCCCCCGCCCGAAACGGCCGGCTGCACAGCCAGGCCGTTCACCGCGTTGGCGATCTGCTGGACCGTGAACAAGGCGTTGCCGGTAGCTGCCGAGCCAACGACAAGGCCGCCGTCTTGGAACTGAAGATACTGGGCGTTGGCCGCGGTGGCCACGGTGCTGCCCACCGAAGAACCCACGGCGTCGGACGCATCATGCCACTGGAGAAGGTGGCCCTTGGCCATCTTGATCGCCGATCCGAAGCCGCCGCTCATCGTCAGCGCGTTGGCGCCGAACACGATGCCGGCCTGGAACCGCGCGCCGTTGTCCTTGATCCCGAGCGCCATGCTCGCATCGTTGACGCTCGTGTGACTGCCGCCGGATGCCAGCCACAGAGCAACGGTCGATCCGTACACGATCGGCGTGCCGGGGGTCGGGGGCGTGGCCACCGACGCGAAATTGACCGCGTCCATCTCGGCCGCAAAGGCGAGCCCCGATGCCCCCGAAAGGGTCTGCGCCTCGAAATACCCCGCATACACGGTGACATGTCGGCCCGAGGTCGCGAACACGTCGTCGTTGAACGCGAAATGGGCCAGTCCGATCGTGGTCTGCAGCGAGCCATAGCCGCTCGAAAGGTCTTTGGCGCGCGACCCGACGGTCAGCGCGATCTGTCCGTTTTCGCTCAGGATATAGCCCTGAGCACCAGTCACCGGCCATGAGAGCTGGTAGGCCGAGCCCGTCGTCAGCCAATCAGGATCACCGGAAGGCGCTTCGGTCGC